CCGATGTATGTCGCAGGCCGTTATATCGGCCCCGGCGAGACCCGCCACTTCGAAGATCATGAAGTGCCACCGCACATGCTGGAGGAGGCGATCAACACCGAGACCTCACGCCACAATCCGTCCGCCACCACTCCGCAGGCCTCCAGCGAGAAGGCTGCTGACCTGATCGCCAGGCTCGCGTCTCTGTCGGTCGAGCAGCTGCTGGAACTGGAGCAGCAGGAGCACGACGGCAAGAAGCGCAAGGGCGTGCTCGAGGCTATCGCCAAAGAGCTGCTGACCCGTGCCGCAGATGACGAGAACATCAACCCGCAGCTGCAGGCCGATCTCGAAATCTTCAAGTTCGACCTGTCGCAGATGAATGAGGACGAACTGCAGGAGCAGATCGAAGCGTTCAAGGAAGACGAAGGCCGCCTGGCCATCGTGCAGGCCGAGATCGACCAGCGCAAGGCCGCCAGCAATGGCTGATTTTGATATTGCCATCGCCACCGTGATCGAGCACGAAGGCGGATTTGTGGACCACCCGGATGATCCGGGTGGGGCCACCAACTACGGGATCTCGCTGCGCTTCCTGCAGAGCGAGTACGGCCTCGACTTCGATCTCGATAGTGACGGCGATCTCGATGCCGACGACATCAAGAAGATGACGATGGAGCAGGCGATCGCCATCTATCACGAGAAGTGGTGGGACAAATACGACTACGGCCGTATCGGCAATCAGCTGATCGCCACTAAAGTTTTCGACCTCGCGGTGAACATGGGAGCGAAACAGGCCCACAAGCTGATGCAGCGTGCCTGCCTTGCCTGTGGTCGCGTCGATATCAAAGAGGATGGTGTGCTGGGACCTGCGACGGTCGGCGCTATTAACCTGCTTCCAGCGATTGCACTGCAGGCCTCTTTGCGCAGCGAGGCAGCCGGTTACTACCGTCTGATCGCCGCACAGCATCCCGATTTCTCAGCGTTCATTTCCGGATGGCTGCGGAGGGCTTACGACTGATGGACTGGAAAGAACTCGGAGAAGCCGTAGCAAAGATCGGACTTCCGTTATTGGGGTCCGTCTTGCCTATTCCAGGCGGTACCGCGATCGGTACCGCGCTTGCATCACGCATCGGGGCCAAGAGCGGAGAACCCGCCGACATTCTCACGGCACTTACCGGCAGTGCTGAGGCGATGCAAAAGGCCAAGGAATTTGAAGGGACCCATGAGGAGACCATGCTCAAACTCACGCTTGACCATGAAGACAAGCAACGCTCCCAGGACAGCACCGATATCGCTACCGTTAATGCGACCATGCAGGCCGAGCTGGTCAATTCCGCCAATGAATCGTGGTACCAGAAAGCGTGGCGACCGGCTAACGGCTTTGCCGTGGCGGCGGCCTCGTTCCTCGCTGTTGTTTTCGTCTGCGCGCTGTTCTATCAGGCCCTCACATCATCCATGGGTGGAAACAGCATTGCACAGGTGGTGAATATCATCCCCAGCCTAGCCACCTCGATAGCCATGATTCTGGGGGTACCCGGTACCGCAGTAGGGATCGCCGCATGGCATCGGGGCGTACAGAAACGCATTGCAGCCGATCAGGTAAATAGCAGCGGAGCGGGTGTGAGATGAGCATCGAACGGATCTCTCATGCAGTGACAACAGCGTCATATACCGCCAGCGGAGGAACAGTATTGATCGCCGGTTTCACTGCCAACGATATCGCCGCAATTGGCGGTCTGCTGCTCGCTTCGGCCACGTTCCTGATCAACTGGTACTACCGGCACAAGCACTACCGGCTGACATTGCAAAAGCTCAAGATTGAGGAGGATGACGAGTAATGGCGGGCACCATGAGTCAGGCCGATCTGGTTGCCGACCTCAAGGCGAGTCTGCTGGATGCGGCCAATTCGTTCACGTCCACCAATGACGCCGATTTTATCCGTCATCTGACGATCGCCGCGCTCGATCTGGCGCGTTTCCGCCCCCGCACGCTGCTGGGTTCCCTATCTCTTGTCGCCGATCAATTCGCCTATTCCGCACCCGCCGACATCGTGGCGACGAAGTACCCGATCTGGGGCGTCAACGAGCGCAACCGCAACCGCCAATGGGACGCGGGCTATCCGGGCAAGCTGCCCCGGCTATCGCTGGTAGGCAGCGAAGTGCATCTGACCCCGGCGCCGAGTAGTGCACAGATCTCCATGCTCGGCAGTGATTACAAGTTCTATTACTACGCCGCCCACGTCATCGCCGCCGACGCAACGCAGACCACCGTGCGTGCCGGTGATCGTCATCTGCTGCTGATGCGTGCCGCCGCCGAGGCCATGACTGAGCTGGCTCACAAGGGCGTGATAAACCCCGTTCAGCTGCACCGTGGCCTGGGCAGCATGCCTGCCAATAGCTCGCCATCCGCCTGGGCGCGCGAACTGCTCCTGCGCTATGAGGGAGCCGCCACATGATCACGTTCACCCTCGGTGACGAGCAGCTGCTGAAAATGCTGAGAGCCTCTCCTCAGTCGCTCATCAACCGCGTGGAGCTGACACTGGATCGGGTGGGTCAGGAATACGCACGCGACATGCGCCGCAATGCTCCGGAGTCATTCGGAACCCTGCGCAACAGCATCCGCATGACCAATGCCGGGCTCTTGCTGCGCGATATAGGGGCTCACACCGACTATGCACGCATGGTCGATAAGGGCGCCGGGCCAGGCGGCTGGCCCACCATGCAGTCGATCGCAGACTGGGCACGGCGCAAGCATCTGCAGCCGATGCAGGGCGACAGCGAGCGCGACATGGTGTGGAAGATTCGCCGCGCCATCGCCAGGCGTGGCACCAAGAGACAACCGTTTTTTACCGATGCCGTTGAATCACCCGCTATGCGGGCACGCGCCATGAAACTGCTATCCGATGCCGCATCGCGCGCCATCGAGGAGGCCAGATGAACTGGTACCCCGTGCTGGATGGTTTCCATGCACATCTGCAGGCCTCGGTGGGCTCCGTTCCGGTATCGCTCGGGGGTGACGCAAAAATACCGAATGCGTCCGGCGTCATCATTCTGCGTGGCCCGTCTGTATACGGCGATCCACGGCGCAGCGAAGAATCCACCACCCAGGTGTGGGTCGAGTGCTGGGAGTATTCGGAAAACAGCGATTTTTCCGTCGGCTATAGCGCTCTCGCCGCGCTGGAAGAGAAGGTCGTTGATGCCATCCGTTCATTCGCCATGGATGGCCAGTCAATCTCCGGCTATCGGGCCCGCGCAAAACTGGAAGGCGTGGAAGGTGATGGGGATGTGTTTCGCCCCAGTATCGGCAGCCGGTTGAGTGTAACCATCCACATGAAGCCGGCCTGATGCCGGGCATGAACAGCAACACACAAACGAGGAGTTAATCATGGATTACAGCTATTTGGGCTCAGGAAAAATCTACATCAAAAAGGTCGGCGCCGCGGCGGGGCTGATCGAAGTCGGCAACTGCTCGGCGCTGAGCCTGGCGGTCAGCGAAGAGACCAAAGACATCAAGGATTACACCAAACCGGGCGGCGGCACCTACAACGAGGTGATCCGCATTTCGGGAGTCGAGGTCTCGATGACGATCGCCGATCTCTCGCCTGACAATCTAGCCCGAGCCCTCTACGGCAGCACCAGCGCGATCGCGTCGGGTGCCGTGCTGGATGAGGTGCAGACTGCCTACAAGGGCGCCTTCGTGCCGTTCGACAACATCCCCGACGCCACCGTGGCGCCGGTGGTGACCGATAGTACCGGCACCACAACCTATGTGGCTGGCACCGATTACGAAGTGCGCTCTGGCGGCATCTTCATCCTCGCCAGCGGCACCATCGCCGACGCAGCGCAGATCAAGATCGACTACACCAAGGCCGTGGCCAATGTTCTCGAGGCGCTCACCAGTGGCGCTTCCGAGTATGAGCTGTTCTTCGACGGCATGAACGAGGCGCGCAGCGGCAAGTCGGCCACCATCCACATCTATCGCGCCAAGCTCGGCGCCGCCAAACAGATCAGCCTCATCGGTGATGATTTCGCCACGCTGGAGTCGAGCGGCAAGGTGCTCGCCGATACCACCAAGGCCGCCGGCCTTTCGCAGTTCTTCACCGTCAAGATGGCGGCTTAAGGGGTAGGGCATGAGCGGAGAACACGACGATCTCAACATGATCGCCCCGGAACCCCGCCCGCCTGTTCAGTTCATGGGGCGCGCCGTCGAGGTGCGCCCCTTGACTATCGGGCAGATCCCGGCTGTCACCCGATTGCTGCGCGGGGTGAAAATCGGCGCGGTGTTCGGTGGCGACGAGTCGATCGCCGATATCGACTTCATGGGGCTGATCGCCGACCACGGCGATCAGATGATCGGCGCCGTCGCCATGGCTACCGGCATGAAGAGCGATGAGGTGGAGCGGGCAGACCCGGCGGAATTCATCGAACTGGCGCGCGCCATCGTGGAGGTGAATAGCGATTTTTTTATCCGCAAGGTCGTACCGCAGATCATGGCCAGCATCAAGGGAGCCGGAGCGTTCCTGCAGGCGAAAGTGGTGGCGGCTGGAATTGGGGAGACACCCTCCAAACACTCATCGGAGCAGGGCACCACCACAGCGAAATAATGGGCTACACGCTGGCCCAGGTACGCGGCTACATGAAGGCGATCGACCGGCAACGCAGAGCCGCGCTGCTCGATGGCCTGCACATCGCGCGTGCAGCCCAGGCGAGTACAGACGGCTACAAGGCGATTCGAGACGAGCTGAAACAACATGGCCAACAATGACATCACGATTCGTATCGGCGCCGAGCTGAAGGGTATTCGCGAAGCTCTGGATAGCCTCGGCGCCCAGGTGCAGCAGTTCGGCAAGCAGGCCGCAGAATCCCAGCAGCGGGCATCCCAAGCCAGTAAAAAGCACGAAGAGTCGATCATCAATCTGAAACGGCAGGTGATCGAACTGGTAGGTGCCTATGCGAGCTTTGAGGCGATCAAGGGTCTGGCCAAGTTGGCAGACGATGCCAAGAACATGGACGCCCGCCTCAAGCTCGCCACCCGCAGCGCGCAAGAACACCTGGTGGCACAGAAGGCGATCTTTGACATCGC